GTCAGCATAATAGGCGGTGCTGTTGCTGGCACCGTCCGGGGTGATTTTAGCAGTGCTGCGCTTGTCTGTGTAGGTCAAGAATTGCAGCTTGCCGTCTGCGTTCATGTGGGCGTAGCAGCCTGCCGCTTCCGCCGCCCAGGAGATAATCTGGCGGCAGGTCAGGTCGTCCGCGTAGAACGCCTGCACGCTGTAGCTGCCGTTAATGGGCAGGCTGCTGCTGGCAAGTGTGACCCCTGCCCGCTGGCAGGCCAGCTGCGCCAGCTGCCAGATAGTTTTGGGGAACTGTGCCTGATTGGCCCGCAGCCAGCCGGAAAAGTCCGCATCCAGCTTGGACATGTTGTCATAGGCGACTACTTTATAAACCATGCTTGTGCCGGATACTTCCCGCATAAGCCCCTGATAATTTGGCTTTTCGCAATAATATATGCCGACTTTTGTTTTTGTGCCGCTGTCATTCACCCAGTACAACGTAAGCACATCGCCTTTTGCAATAAGATTGTCATCTTGCGCAAGGTATTCGACCTCTATTTCGTCTGTGCATGCGCTTCCAATCGTGAATTCCTGGCCTGAATTCAAGGTCTGCGTCAATGTGCAAGACAAAATAAGGGAAGAATCAATCTCTGTCCCATCGCTTTTGACAATCAGGTTTTTCAGCATTGATTCTTCCCCCCTTTACATCTCTACCATGTCAAAGGAAACATCGGTGTATAATCCGCCCTCGCTTGAACACAAGGTTTCGTTGTACAGTTCATATTTGCAATCACCTGTATAAGCGGACATCGTGCATGTCTTTCCCCTGTCTCTGAATGTTGCGGTATATTCCTTGCCCTGAACAAGCCCAACAAGCTCGTCCATTTCGTTCCCTGTCATGGCATTATATTTGATTGTGACTTTGCGCAAGTCCCGGCGCAGCCAATCAATGTGCATCACGCCGTCCTCTGTGCGGCCGCTGTTGGAGCCGACATAGTTCTCATGCGTGATTTCACACCCCTGCGGCTTGTACAGCGCAGTTCCGTTGACCGCCCAGTAACCTTTTGTGTCTTTGCTATTGAAGCTCATATCTTCCTCTTAGAAAGCGGGGCTTCCCGTTCTGATTTGTTCTCGGTGTGCTTCATCTTTAACGGCGCGGAATACCTCTCTGCCGTTAATGACAACTTTGGTATCACTGTTGCGCTCCATAATAGTGCCAAGCGCACGAATTGCTGCAACAACGTCTGCGGAGCCATTTCCAGTGCGGTATGCCTGCGCAGAAGAAAACTGCTTCCCGGATACTTCGACATCGTGTTTGGAAACGACTGTGCCCTCTGCGCTGACATTGACAGGTGCATCCGTAAGCTCCTTTTGCATGGAAGCACTAAGCCCTGCAACCTGGCGGATAACGCTGTTCTTGTTCCGTTCAATGCCGGATGCAAACAGTTTCATCATGTCAGGCATCCAGGTGTCAGCATCAGCCAAAGGGCCTTTATCAGGAACAGAAAAATGGAACCGTTCACTAATCCATTTCGCCGCATCTTCAAATCCCGATTTAAGGACTGTCCACGTATCGACAAAGCTATCTACAAAAGAGGAAGCGAAATCGCTGCCCCATTGTTTTGCCTTCTCTGGAAGGCCGGACAGTGCATTGCCGGAACGGGTTGCCGCATCTTCAACGCCAGATGCGGCATTACTTGCAGAATCTTTTACCGTTTCCGCATTTCTTCTTGCACCAGAATTGATATTGTCAAAACTTGCCGCATAAGTGCTTGCTGTATTGTTTGCACTTTGGGTCATTCGTTCTTTTGCGTTTTCCGCCGCACTACTCATTTGACCTGTGCTACCCTGTACGCTTTGTGCCGCAGCCGAATAGCTGGAACTGATTGTTGCAGCGGAATTTGTAGCAGACGTTGTTATATTACTGTTGGCACTTGTTACTGTTCCGGCAGTCTGATTTGCAGAATCTCTTACCTGCGCCATAGAAGTATCAACCTGATTTGTAGAGCTTATTACAGAATCAGCCATATCAAAGTTCCCGCTTTTGATATCCACAAGTTTTTGGGTGTAGGTATCAATCGCAGAATTGGCATTTGTAAGGGCTTCTTGCTGCGCCTGAACGTCACTTGTTGCGGTTTCGTAGGCTTCGTTCGCTTTGCTCAAAGAATCGGACAAAGCGTTATATTGCGCATCGAGACCCAAATCAGCCAGCATTTCACCCCATGTGGAAAGACCGTCACGATAATTGCTAAGTGCCGTTGTTGCTGTATCGACTGCTTCATTGCTCGCAGCAAGGCGGTCATTGGCGGCTGCAAGGTCTTGTTCCGCCTGAATCTGCGCCTTATATGCACTTTCCAACAAATCCTGCGCTGCTGCGGCGTATGCGGCCTTTTCAAGGCTTTCGATAAGGGCGTTTACATCGTCACGAGTTTCAAGCACCTTTGTTCCAGTTTCGTCCATGTGCAGCTGCAACCCTTCCAGGCCCATACCATTAAGGTATTCTACCTGGGACTGGAGCTGCTGCACTTCAAACGCAGATTTGTTCGACTTTTCGCTTAAATCGAAAATCGAATCGACAAGGGTTTGAACGCCTGCATACTTTGTTCCGACATCAGAAAAACTTTGAATTTTTTCGTTAAGTTCCTGCTGGCTATCCGTTGCCCGCTGAATGCTTGCGGTGGACTGGTCGATCATGTAATTCAAGGTCTGGCAGAACTGGCTTTCGTTCGCCATTTCCTGTCCGGCTTCCTGCATTGCACTCCTGTATCCCAAAAACGCACCGGCTGCCGTTCCCACCGCTGCAATCACTACACCAACCGGGCCAAGCACAATGCCGCCGATTGTCCCAAACAGGGCAAATGCAGCCACACAGTTTGTTGCGGCGGTTTTCAAATCCATTGCCCCTTGCCCGAATTTTTTCATTGCATCATAAGCAGTGACAAAGGTTCCGACCGCCACAGCAACGGCAGTAGCTACTTTCGCCCATACCGGGAGTGCGCTTCTGAACGATTGAAGCCCCAAAGAAAAAGACCTCAAAAAACCGGCCCCGTACTCCAGCGATGAAACAAAAACTCCCGCAGCTTTTTTCAATGCTTCAAAGACAGCGCTTCCCGCAGCGGCTTTAGTAATAAAATCCTTGAACTTTTTCAGGAATTTGCTGACAGCTCCAACGGCAAAAGCCGTTAATATAGCAGCGCCAATACCTTTTATAAGTGGCATAAACGGTTCAAGCACTTTTTTGATGTTCTCAAAAGCCTTTTGTAGCTTTTCAACCCATTTCGTAACCTTGCTGTTTGCAAGGTTGGCGAACATGTCATAGCTCGGAAGGCCAATGTCACCTAATCCGCTTCCACCTCCGCCACTACCGCCACCACCGCCGGATGACTGGTCTGGTGCTTTATTGAGTTCATCGAATCCGCCGATCAGGTCATGCACAGCTTTTGCCGCAGAACTTGCGCTCCCACCGACATCATCAAGCCCGCTGCTAACGCCCTGTGCAGCACTTACGCCAGAACTCTGAAAATCGCCCCACTGAATCGTATGCCCAAAAAGCGATGCAATCGCGCTGATTGCCATTCTGACAACCTGAATAAAAGCAATCAGGGGCGGAAGAATCGCATTGATTGCGGGGATGAGCACCGCGCCCAGGCTTCTGCCGAGCAAATCAATCTGTGCTTTCAAAATGCGCATCTGGTTTGCAGGCGAATTCAATGTGCGGCCCATATCGGTCTGCGCATTTGTTGTCTGCTTCATGATAGCAATATAGCGCAGCTGTGCCTTATCCGCCTGAGACAAACTGTTAATGCTTTTATTGATTCCCAAATTGTACAATTCTTGTTGCAATCTGGCATTGGAAATATCAACGCCCAACCGGCGGATAGGTTCAAGCTCACCGGAAATGGCAGCTTGCAATTTCTGGAACGAATCTTCTGTACTCAGATTGAAGAAGGAAGCCATATCATAGCCAAGCTGTGTGAGGTTCTGGCTAAGAATGTAGGCTTTATCGGATGCCATGCCAAAGCTGGTTGTAAGGTTCTGGAAAACAGCCATATTCCGCATAGCTTCACCGCTGTCAATGCCAAGCACGTTTTCCATCTTTTGCGCAAATCTGCCGCCGCTGTCAGCCGCATTGCCCATTGCCACAGCAAACAGGTTAATATCTTCTGTGTACTTGCTGTAGTTGGTTATGGCACTTTCCAAAAGTGTGTTAGCCTTTTGAATAATTGCTATCACAACGGCCTGTGAAAACAGATTTTTCAGAGAAGAGCCAAGCGCTTCCGTCTGTGCAGTCATATTATTGGAAACGCCTGTTGCCTTTTTCATTGCATCAGAAACTTTGTTTATTCCCGATACAGCGGAGCTTAAATTGCTCATATTGGACAGCTTTTCATTTAGTTTTTCCAAACTGTCAATAACAGTCTTTAAGCTACCTGTTGAAGAAAGAGACTCTATCGCCTTTCCCAACTTTTTGATATTAGTTGTGGCAGCTCCTGAATTGGCCTCAATCTCGATTGTAAGTTTATCAATCTGTACGTCAGCCATTGCTTCCACCACCCATCAAACTGAATTTCTCAAAGAAACGTCTCTCCGCTTCTTCTGCATCCCTTATCTTTCTTGCAATCTGTTCTTCTTCCGTCAGCGCATACGGCTCTTTGGGATACTGCATCGGTTTGCGTCCTTTCGGGATAAACGCATTTCCGATCGTGGCGGATATGGCATCGGCAATATACCTGCCCTGTATCCACGCCTTATAATTCCATTCCTCAAGCTGTTTTTTATGCGCTTCCCGGTATTCTCTGGCAAGTCTTGGATAACCATTCCAATACTCGTCAGCGCTCATGCCGATTGATAAATAATAAGGGGCTAGTTCTTCAAAAATCTGGCCCCATGTTTTTTGACCTTCTGGGAGATCGTCGGTCAAGCAATCTCCCAAGTCACCTTTTTTCCATCATCTGCAAGGCTGTTCATTGCATCGCCGTAAATATCGGCCAGTGCGGCAAGAACATTATTCTTGCTTTCAATGTCCATATGGTTCCAGATGTCGTCAATCACCTTGCGCTTAACGCCCTTGCACTTTGCCAGAAAAGCGCCGGCAAACATTTTATCGCCCTGGACGGTGGGCTGATGTGCCAGCATCTGGATGTCAAATCCGGTGTTCTCCATCTGCTTGACAGTCTCGCGGGTATAGGTAAGCTCGTAGCTTTTGCCTTCAAAAGTCAGTTTGATAGCGTCCATTTGCGTTTTCCTCCTCAAGAAGTAGCAACAGTAATGCTTTCGGTGAATTCAAGGTCAGAATCGTTGGTAATGACGATATTGAACTGAATTGCATCATCAACGCCTTTGCCGGGCACAGAAACACTGTGCTGACCATGCCATACCCAGCCCCAGCCATTACGGCTACGCACCGCATAATAGGCCGGTGTATTTGCCGTATCCTGTACTGCTTTCAGGTTGCCCGCATCGGTGTCAACAAACGCCGGGAAGGCACGCGCAGAGGATTTCGGCAGCGCAGGGATGTTAGCCTGCATGGTGTGCATCAGTGTGGTAACGTCAATGGTATCCGGGTCTTCGATCAGGTCAGGATATTCCTGAATCCAGCACAGCTCTTTCAGGGTAGTCTTGGAATCACCGCGAAGCAGCTGTACGCCTTGGGTACTGATAGCTACATGTTCATTTGCCATGTTTTCAACTCCTTATCATGTCCGGGTCAAAACCCCGTCTTCGGTCATTCGCGCACGGTACGTTGTTTCCGCCCGGTACGCACTGTTTTGATACAGGTATCCGCTTGTAATGTAACTTTGCCGAGTAAAATTCAAACTGTTGGCTGTCTCGTCAATGCACGTTTGTATTTTCCGGGCCTGGCTTGTTTTTGTGTTCCCCGTTGTGTAAACGCGCACGCGGAGCCGCACATTCACAAATCTGATTCTGCCGCTGTTGTCATGGTCTGTCGGCAAATCATCTTGTTCGATTTGAACGCACGGGAAACTTGGCGGCTGGTCGGTAATTACGCTGCTTAATTTAACGCCGGGGAATTCTGCTTCCAGCTTTTGCGCAAAGAATTCAAAAATCTGCGGCTGAAAATCCTCTGTCAACGCATTACCTCCTCCCACACGGTTTTTACACTTGCAGCCATCTGGGCCGCGCTCTCCCACATGGCACATGCGGGCGGGTTTCCCTTTGTCCGCCAAACGCCGGGCTTTTGCTCGCCATTGCGGTTATACACAGGCTGTGCCGTTGGTCCGGGAACGCCATCATAAACCCATCCATTCGGGTTTGAACCTTTCCCATCGCCGTATGTGCCATGCGCATACAGCCCGCTTGGATGCTCTGCAAATGCAACGCCTGCGCCAAACTCAATAAAGCAAACGGCCTGCCCGGTGGCGTAAATCGTGGCTTTCTTGCCGTGCTGTTCTACTTGAACCGCAATATCGCTCATGTCACCATCATAAACGGCGGCAGTAAACCGTATCTTGGCAACTTCTACCCCCATTTCTGACAGTCTTTTTACAAACTGTTCAATGCGGGTTTCCAGCGTTTTTTGCCAGTTCTCGTATTCCTTTATCGCCTGCTCTATGCCTTTTTCGCTTAGCGCCAGCTTGATTTTCATGGCACGATTTCTTTCATCGCATACAATACGCCGTTTATGGTATCTGCCTTTTTGGTCACAACGTAATTCGGGCTTTCACTTGCATCGCGGTTAATCCAAACCAGCGTTCCTTCATGCAGCGGGCAATTCACATTCGCGGTGCATGCTGTTCGGCTATAATCCGTAAAACCGCCAAATGCAGCGGCTTCCATTGCGCCAGCCGCACCGCTCACACTGATTCGCAACTGCTCCGGCGGCTCCATAACCGGCCGTTCTTCGCCGGTTCGGTCGCCGTTTTTATCTTTGATTGCGGCAGAACCGTTGCTGTTTTGGTACCAAATTGTTTTCTGGTTGGCTCTAAGGTCTCGCATCAGCATCCAACCTTTCCAACCGGGACAATTTCTTCCAACAGCTGCTGCGGAACATCCTCACTGCCCCATGTGCGGCTGATACCGCTTTCACTGTGGCTGGTTTCGTATTCCGCGCCAAGTTTGTTGTACATTGCCAGAGCAATGCGGAACTGCAAATCGCGGTATCGCTCTTCCAGCTCACCGCCGCCAAAAGGATAACGGCGGGCCAGTATGACAGATTCCGCGCTGTCAAGCAGACCTGACAGCAGTTCTAAATCATCATCGCCTGTACGCTTTAGCAATCGTTCAAAACTTGTCATATTGTCACCCGCCGTTCATCAAACTTTCGGCTTTCTGCCCCGCCGGTGTTCTACCACAGGGGGTGTTTCCGCCTTTTCGGTTATTACTTTCCCGTATTTTGCCATTTCGGCACTGTCCTGGTCGGCAATCTTCACCTTTTTCCCGGTCACGCAAAGCTCACCACCGTAAAACACTGCATAATCGGGAATCAGCCAGGTCATGCCGTCACCTTCATAACGGCAACTTCGTCCATGCGCTCAAAGCTTGGCAACACGATTTCGGAAGCATAAGTGTTCACATTGACCGGGTGCACGGTGGTTTCAACGGTAATGGCAACGCCGGTGTTCACAATGGCAACATCTGCCTTGCCGGAACCTGCCAGGTCGGCTTCCTCCGGGGTGGTGCCGTAAGCGGTCTTGCCCAGTGCGCCCTCCGGGATAAAGCTCACATATCCGTCCGGAACAAACTTGTGGCTTGTGCCGCCCTCATCGGCATACAGCTTGTCGTAAATCACGATCTGAATGCCGGTAGTGGATGCGATAACATCTTTGGCTTCATCGTTGGTCAGGTAGCCCATACTGCGGCCAGTTACGGTCAGCCAGCGATTCTTTACGGCATCGGTGGCTTTCATCAGGTTGAACGTGGTGGTGTTCATTACCATGTAAGCCAGGGTCACACCGTAATTGTTTGCCATATTGTCCTTGATGGTCTGAATCTGCTTGAACGGGTCTGCGGTGGAAGTGGCAGTCCACAGGTCAGTGGTGGTCAGGGCGGTGTAATTGGTGCCCTTCCACTTGCTGTCAGTGTCATAGTTGTAGGTGTAGTTCACGCCATTGGCCTTGATGGTAATACCCATTGCGCCGCCCTCCGGGAACAGCAGCTGCATGCGCATGCGTTCCGGCACAACGTCAGCACCGGCAATCAAATCCTGCTGGTCATCGTAAATGCGGTTGATGACATCCGCCGCATAGGGGTCATTGCTGCTCTGGGCACGCAGAATCTCCTGGCGGTCTTTTTCCTTGATCTTGTAGCCCTCGCGGAAAAACGGCATCTCGGTTTCCAGCTTGCTCACGCCGATGCGGTCACGGAAAGTGGCCTTTGCATCAAAAGCAGAGGGTTTCAGGGAAACAGGCAGGCCCTTGTGGCCCTTAATCCATGCCAGGTCAAGGCCAGCACGCTTTACAGAGGGGAACAAACCGCTGCCCAGGTACGGGATTGCGTTGGAAGCAGCTTCGGTATAGTTTGCCGCAATGATTTCAGGTGTAAAAAGTTCAGTAAGGTTCATGTTTTCACCTCCGTTATGCGTTCACGCCGGTATTGGTGCGCAGGATAATGGTATCCGGCAGGTCAGATTCTGCAGCAAGGTCGGTACCGCTGTGTGCCTTTGCCTTTGCTGCGTCAATCACGCCCGCAACCAGCAGGCTGCCGTTGGGGTTTTCATCCGGGTCAACGTCATACAGCACAACGCCAACGCGGCTGTCAACTGTCAGTTTTTCACCAGCCTTTTTTGCGGTGGTTGTGGTAAACGGGATTGCGGTAAAATCATTGCTGGCCAGAATCTCAACTGCACCGGCAACATCCGTTTTCTTGAATTTCATGCTTTCACTCCTTACTTGTAATAATCCATGACTTTTGCGGCCGCCTCATTGGCCTGTGCTTTTGCCTTGCCGCTGCGCTTGGCAAACGCCATGTATTCGCTTTCTTCTTCGGTGCTTGTACCAGCGCCGCTGGGTCTGGGGCTGCTGCGCATAAGGTCTGCTTTCAGCTTGTCTGCAAGCACCTGATTGGCCTTTGCAGCATTGGCAAACACCGTTTCCATGTCGCCATCAAAAAGGGCTTCTGCCGTACTTTTGGCAAGTTTTTCATCGTAGCCAAGCGCAATATACTTGGCAACGTTTTTAGAAATGGTGTTTTCTTTCAGCAGTGCGTTATAATCGTTCTGCAACTTTTCCTGTGCGGCTTTGGCTTCTGCAGCAGCGGTTTCTTCGGCAGTCATTTTTTCTTTCAACTGCTTTTTGTAACTGCTGGCTTCGCTCATCACCTTGTCAAAATCTTCTTTTTTTACAAGGTTCTTTGTATCCACCGGATCAGGCAGGTCAACGCCAAGCAGCGCCGTCACCTTGTCTGCATCGCTCATGTTTTCAAAGCCGTCAATGGTGCTGGTGTCAAATTTCATTGGTGCCTCCGCGTTATTTTGTCGGCGTTCTCTCGCCCGTATTTGTGCGTTTTAGCGTCTTCTCTGACCTTTGCGTTTTAGCGTCTTCTCTGACGATCAAACAGGTGTCAGCCAACACCTGCATTTCCTGTGGGGTTTATCGGGGATATTATCAATCGGGTAAATCTCTCCGTTGCGTTCCCGGCAAACCTGGCACACTTTTTCATCCCCGGCAGTGTGCCACTGCACCTGTTCTACTCCGGCATCTGTAAATGCCTTGATTCTTGCAGAATCGGTCACGTCATCGGCGTATTGGTACGTCATATCGCTCCAATACCGCAATGCACGCCGGAATTCGTTCTTATGGTTTGTCCGGCTCAAAAGCCCCTCTTCCAGGTAGGCCCGCTTTCGGTCAATCTCGTGTTCGTACACATAGCCGGTAACGGCGCTGTATCCGGCAAGCAAGGCAAGCAGCCATGCCCTGTCGGGTTTTTCTTTGCCGTGAGCTTCGGCATCCTGGTAGCATTTTTTTGCCAGTTCTAAAAAGACTTTCTGATTGTCTTTGGCAATATCCTGGTATAGCTGCTTGCAGGCGGGCATAACGTTCAATTCATCAAACTGCGTTATCTGCCGGGATGCTTTTTCAAACCTGCGTATCGCCCTGCGGTTCAGCAGCCTGATTGCGCTGTCCGTTGGTTTCCAGTCCATTGTCAAGCTCCTCATTCAGGCTTTTTTCAAGCTCTGCCTGTTTTTCCTCGTAATATTTCATGCCCTCCTGCAAGGCCATTTCATTGTCACGGAACGGGCCAAGTTCGCGGTATACCGTTTCCGGCGCGATCTTTTCACAGCCCAGGCCCTGAATAAATACCTGCATCTTGCTCTGGATGTCAGTCAGGTTGTTGCGGGTAAACTGTGCGTACACATCCCCTACATTCAGGCCAAGATTATTTGTTGTGTTGCAAATGGTCAGGAACACACGCAAGAACTGCCGTTCACTGCGCCGGAACATATCTTCACTGTCCTGGGCGCGGCTTTCTGCGTCTTTCCATCCATCGCGCATAATGGTTGCTTGCCCGGTATCGCTGGTTGAAGAACCTCCGTTGCGGTTCGGCATGCCACAGATGGTCAAAATCTTATCATGCAAATCATCCACAGCGGTCTGCACAGTAGAACTGTTCATCTCGCTGCTGATGCGATAAATTTTTGCAGGCATCCCCTGCTGGGAATCTTTGATTTTGATAAACTTACCGCCGCTGGCAAGCTGGCTGTACTGGCCGTCTTCCAAATCAACGTTCTGGAATACGTCATACGCATTTACAAAATCCTGCACGTTATCCACGCGGTTGCTTTCCAGCGTGTTAATACCATTCAGAAGCGGCAACACTACTTCAAACGCGCCCATTCTGGCACTGTTGTTGGGGTATTCCACAATCGGCACACTGCCGTACAAATGCCCAGACTGCCGGGTGATTTTCCCGCTTTTGATTTCAAAATATTCGCTGTCAGTGTAAACACCGTAATACTTGGCATCGTTTTCATCGTACTGTGTCAGCACACCTGCCATTGGCTTTTTGGTATAGCCGCTGTAGTAGATGACAAACGCTTCACGCGGGTCAAGGGTATAAATGCAGGCAGGGCTTCCCGCCTGTTCCGCGCCGGGGTCAGGCAGAACCATCCGCACGCCAAGCCCCGCAATGTGCATCCAGTCAACGATTTCTTTGTCCTTGCTCTGTTTGTCCTCATCTGACATCCAGCGGTTCAAATCAACCAGTTTGTTGTTGTCCGTCTTGCTGCCTTTTGCACCGATATACTGCACAGGGCCGGAAAGTAGAAATGCTGTTTTGAACGTCACAATCTCATTTGCGATGTTCACCGTGATTTTGTTGTTGATTTCCTCACGGACAATTTTTTCTTTTTTTCGGATATCCTGCTTGCCCCGGTAAACATCCCACAAATACTGGATTTCTCCCCGGTTCCTGTCGTGGGTGGCAATGGCAGTATTCAGCACCTTTACAACGTTATCTGCTGTAATTTCCTGCTCGTTTGTGGTAATGACCCGTCTGCCGTGCAGACCCTCATCCGGCAGGATGTCAACAAGATATCTTTCCAAGCTGTTCTCCTTTGCACAAAAACAAAAAGTGCCAGCAAAACCAATTAAGGTTCAGCTGGCACTTGGCACAGGGCACTTGGCACTTTATTTTTTCAGCGGCAAATGGATTTCAATGTTCCGCTTGCACGCCTTGCAATAGGGATAAATCGTTCCCTTTGCTGCTGTATCAACTTCCATCAGCTTCCGCTTGATTCCTGCCGCACCGCAGCACGGGCAGTAAACACTTACTCGCAATTTATCCCTTCTTTCAAAAATAACCCCGTTCCCGCCCTCCCGGTTTATGCTATGCCGGGCTCACCCATTGCAAAGTAGCAAGCTTTGCAACGTAACAGGCGGCATCCAGTGCTATGCGCGTGATAGTACGCCTGTTTTTGATTTCCTCTATTTATATCCCGTCTGCTGGTTTACGGTTTCTGCTTTTATAAGGGGAACACAATTGCCGCGTCAGCATTGAATATTTACACGCACTCTGCCTGTTTCCATGCTTCATAAAGTTTCATGCCCTGTCTTGCAATCCAGTCAACAATTTCTTCATTTGTTGCCCAATTTGAACATTCAGCAAGACCGCTTTCGTATAAAAAGGCGTGTGTGATTTCGTGACGAAGAACCTTTTTCTTGTAACTTTCAAGATTTTTCTTCGCACAGGATTTGTCTACCCTTGCGAGAGAATCAACGAATATTTCCTTTGCCGAATCATCGCAAAACCCGTCGGCACCCACAAGCCTAGGCTCTTGAATTTCATCCGATTCGTGTATATCCCAGTTACAGCCCAAAATTGACACTTGATTACACATTTAGAATCTCCACAAAAAAATAAAATCTTAGTAGTCACAAGCTATCTCGCGCCCTACTGGACGGCAAGTCCGGCTATGTGACGTGGAGCTGACAGCGGGAATCGAACCTGCAACGGCACCCACAGGCGCTGCTTTTCCAACGTTATTAAGCTATGACTGCGTATAAGCAAATTGCCGTCAAGTTAAAATCTCACGTTTCACGGTTGAATTTTTCCAGCTTGCGCGAAACTCAAAACTAAACCGCAACTTACCGGCGTAAATGTCGGGAACATATCATCAAAAGCCCTGCATGGGACACATCAAAGAGAGGTGTGCAGGGATTGCCTAACAGGGAACTTCAGCCCTGGGCTGAATCTTTTACCTGTATCATCGGCCTTGGAGCTGCCAACTGGACTTGAACCAGTAGCCTGCCGCTTACAAGGCGGCTGCTCTACCATTGAGCTATAACAGCATGTGCGGTTCCTGCTTTTCACAGGCTTTGTCATCGTTTGTGGGGGAAGCCGCACCGCCCACACAGCAAGGCGCTACCTTGCATCTGGTTCCGTATGGTGGCCTTGCACCCTCCGCCGCGCCGTTGCTTCGGAACGCAGCGCCCTTAAATATGGCTATACGGTATATATCACCTGCCAAGCGCTTGACAGCTTTGCAGGCGCAGCGGACAAGGTAAGCCCTGTCAGGCTCTATGTGGCTGATAACGGCCCACATAGTGCCGGTTGTGCGCCGCAGAGCGCACTCTGGTGCCGCCAGCAGGGGTTGAACCTGCAAGCACCCGGTTATGAGCCAGGAGTTTTACCATTAAACTATAGCGACACAATAGCTGGCATTTCAGCCAGCGGGAGAACCATATTTAGGGCGGCGCATATGCAGGACGCTGGTTCCGTACCCTAGGAGGTATGAACAAAATGTTCATAAGAAAAGAGCTAAACTATAAAGCCTTTCCATTTACTATTATACTATAAAATCCACATTTTTCAAGCACATTAACGTTGTTTTTTACCAAATTCTTGTCCCAATTTCAACTTTGCCCGCATTTAGGCCTTGAGCGTATTGTGCAAGCATGGCAAACGCGTCCGGCACGTCATCATGTCTGTTTTTCCCTGCCATTGTGTACCCTGTTAAAAACGACAAAACACGCCTGTATTCCTTGTTATTCTTGATAACAGAATTATCTTTGAACAGGCAGTGTTCCATCACCCAGGGGGAATTTACAATGATTTTGGTTTCTTTGTTTGCGGTGGTGTACCTGGTCACAATCCTGGTTATTCCGCCGTGTGCCTTTACTTCCTGCTGGCATTTTTCTGCCACTTTGCCGCCTGCGCTGTTGCTTTCAAACTGGGCCAGCTGAACCTTGTGTTTCACAAGAACCATCCAAAGCCGCGTTTCCACCACGTCCGGTGCGCCGTTATCGCAAACACATTCCTCAATGTAAAAATCATCCCCGTATTTGTATGCAACGGGCAAAACTGCATAGTCAGAACCTTTTTCTTTGGTATCGCATACTGCAATAATGGCTTCCGGCGCTTTATCCGGCAACTCAAAGTAGCGGCGCAGCTGATCTTCTGGGTACAGCTGCCCTTCCCGCTCAATCGGGCTTGTCATAAACAATGCGCGCCAGCTGGCATCATCCATTGATTCCCGCATGTCAATATAAAACTTGGTGCTGAACCCTACCCCGTTGGCATAATCAAAATTGCTTTTTTCTTCCTCGTTCAGGGCAGGCATATGCAAAAATTCAGCCCTGGGGTTGTTTTCGTTGTTACGTTCCAGCCTGTCCATCGGGTCATGCAAACTCCAGGGTGTGGCAATATGCAGTTCCCGGCATTCACCAATTTTGCGCTGCCGCAAATCCGTTGTGTATAGCTGCCACAGCTTATCCATGCGTTCCCGGCTCATAGCTTCCTCAATGCCGCTTACAAGGTCATCGCAGTATAACAACTTTTGCGCACGCACCTTGCCCGCATTGCCGCTGCCGATAGAAGAAAATTCCAGTGTGGCAAAGCGCTTTGGCTTGTACATGTCTATCATCATGTCCTGCGCATTCGTTCTGGCAATGCACACGCCGGGGAACACGTCTCGCCACAAATATTCCCCGCCTTTTGCCATAATTCGCAGGCATTCATCGTACACGCCGCGCAGAAATGCGTTGCTGTGGCTGCCGCCTAAAATCGGCATGTCGGGGTTCCGTCCGGCAAGCCATGTCAGATAAAAAATGGCAGTGGTACTTTTCCCGGTGCCGGGCGGCATCATGATTCCTGCAATGTCCAGTTCCCCATCTTCCAGTTTTTGCAGGGTGTTTACCATCCGAATCAGCTGTTTTCGGCGCGGCATATAAAACCGGCTTTTTGGGTCACGGTCAAGTTCAATGTATTGGCAAAAGGAATCAAAGTTATACGGCGCATTGAACAGCAGCAGATTCCGGTTCAGCTCAATCAGGTCATTGCAGCGCGGCAGCGTACCCAGCTTATTATGCAAATCCACACTCAGCTTGTGCGCCTGCTTGAAGTTTTCTTTTTCCAGTTCCCGGATCGCAGCAAACGCATAAACTGCTTCGTCCGCTGTCTTGGCTCGCATTGTGCTCTTTTTTGCAATTTCAAAAATTTTCAAAATAAAAAAGTGCCCTCCCTCAAATTTGAGAAAAGGCACTTGGCACAGGGCACTTGGCACTATTTTTATTATTATAGCATCGTTTTCCGTTGCAGACAAACTGTTTATCGTTGATTTTCGGCCTTTTTTGTTTTTTGAAAAATTCAGGAAGAATCCAAACAAAAAAAGCCGCCTTTGGTGTGTCGGCACCAAAAACGGCAGGCGGGAATATTCAATTCAGCGCATTTCTATTCCCGCCTTTAATTTTAGCTCAAAAAGTATGGGAACGCAAACTTTTATGGGACTTTTTTATTTTTTCGGGATTGGGGGGACTAACCCCGCGCCCTTCGACCTGCTAAAATCCCCCTCCGGTATACCCCCGCCGATCATGTACAAAAAATGCCGGGCAGAACGGAACACCCTACCCGGAGACAATAAAAAAGCGCCCAGGCCATACAGCCCAGGCGATCCGCTATATTGCTTAAAAATGGCGCATCACGCCAAAAATAATGATAAACGGAGAGGCCAGCAAAAACAATACAACCAGCATATAAAACACCCCCTGCAACTATATTTTACAATCTATCCCGAGCTATTGCAATAGCTCCGGGCAAATAATCAGCCTTCGGCCCCGCTGCAGGTGATCGCTGGCATCTCGGCATCATCCGCGCCAAACCTCTCAAGAGTATAATAATACTCGGCACACCAGTGTGCAAGGCCTTCCAGCGCCCCGAATTGGCGCTTATTGGCTTGATAGATCATGTTATAACTCCCTTATCTGTCTGTTGTTTTCCTGCCCTCTCTCGTGGGGCCGGCGGGTGCAATCTGTTTTGTGGGGAGGTGCACCGGCTCCCGTTGGACTTATGCCAGCACCCCGGCGGGCTGGCTGCCATTGTTGGCGATGGGTGCGCGTTGTAAATTTGTGCCGGGCTTGTGGTCATGTTTGTTACCCATGAGCGCCCACCCCTTGCAGGGTGGCCGGGCTTGCACCGGCGGCGCGTTATGCGTCGGCCTTGCGGGTTGCTATTGGCACGCGGCGTTAATCAGCCGTTTTGCAGCTTGTGCAAGTGCTCTTGCCTGTACATCAAGCCACTCTTCCCGGCTGTTGGGGCGGCGCTCGCCGTTGTGCGTGCGCTTAAGCTCGGACGGGTTGCAAAGCCGCTTTGCAATGTCGCCGTTATAGATCAGTGCCGAGCCGCCCCAGCTGTACTTGCTCCAGGTGCTTGCACCGTTCAACAGCCATTCTTCCAGCTCCTTGCAGCTAGCTGCTTCCCGGCCCTCGTATTCTGCCCGCTCCTGGTAGTTATCCAGCAGGTCAACCGCGTAAGCGGTAACGCCTTTGTTCCATGCGCTGCGGTCTTTCCGCGCTTCCAGCGCCGCCAAGATATCGCTATAACTTTTCATTTTTATACGCTCCTTTCAGCATTTAGAGGTATCGGTCAAGACGGTTTCGCCGTTGATCTTTACAGTGATTGTCTCAATGTTGGTGTTGCGGTCCTGGGTGCTGCGGTACTCGTAGCGGTCACCGTTCGGCCACTCGCGGACGTGATAGGAACTTGTCGAGGTATATCCGCCATCGTCACAGGAAAACGGCAGTGCAACGCGCTCCTCGCACCATTCTATAACTTGTTCCCTGGTCATTGCTTGATGCTCCTTTTCTTTTTTAGTAGTGGGGCAGGGCTGCTTTACGGTGCAGCCCTGCTAGAGTGTCCGGCTTGCTGGTTATAGCTCGGTTACAAATACCTCTGTATCATCATCTGGCACAAGCTCCCCATCATCGTTATACTTGCACCGCGCGCCCTCTTCCCCGGTGCCCTCTGCCATGTCTATACAATACTGTACATCTTGCACCGTGTAGGTATCCTTCTCCTCATCGTACGGGAGTACGCCCGCGTTGAAATACTCTCCCGCCCAGTCCGGGCCGTACCCGGTGCCGTTCCAGGTCATGATGTTGATCTCCGCCGTGCGCTTGCCGTCTGTGATTTTCATTTTTGTTCCCTCCTGCCCTGCGGGCTGTTTTCTTTTGATGTCTTTATTCTATCACCGTATACGGTTATTGTCTATTGGCATTCTATACAACGTTGACGGTTATTTTGTGTTGATTTTGTACGTATACGGTTTTTGCTTGGTGTGTTATAATGGCTTTGGAGGTGATCTATATGCCAGTATCAGCAGCACACACCCGCGCCAGCGTCAAATATAATAAGAGTAGGGACAGTATCACAATACGGCCCACAAAAGAGGACGGCGCGCAAATCCGCGATGATGCGGAGCGCGCAGGGCAAAGCATCCAAAACTATATCTTGCAGGCCTGCGCAGAGCGCCGGGAGCGCGATGCAAGCAAGTAACACCCCGCCAGATCACCCGCCGGGGCTTTGCATGCCCCATCTGGAACCCGGCGGGCAAAGTCGAACTAAAGTCGAATCGGTTTGAAAGTCGAATGAATTTCAGCGCTTCCGGCATCCCCGGCGGCGCTTTTTTTATGTACTTTTGTGCTTTTGGGCTGCTTTCAAAATTTAATACACGTTGCAACGTCAATTCGATGTTCGCTAAATCATTATTTAGCGAAATATGCACCCGAAAGGCACATTCTGCCCAGCTGGGGCCGTCCTGGGGAGCATCCGCCAGGCCGGAAGGTGCTGCGGTCAGGGTGCGCCGTTTTACACCCCGCTCCCAAAGTCGAGCGGGTTTGAAAGTCGAACCAAAGTCGAAACGCTCCCAAAGTCGAAGGGTTATCCCTTGCCTGAAAGTCGAATGATTTTGCGCGAAAAAATCTCCGGCAAAGTCGAATTGGGCTTGTATTATGCGCTTTTGTTTCATGATTCAGGTATATACCCCGTGTTTTTGACCATTCTGCATGGAGATTTGTTTCAATAGATGGTTTTGGATGTGGGGTAATTATTCGTGTTTAGGGGTCTTTTTTGATGATGACGGCAAGTCGTTCGCGTTATCCCCTGCTTTATTTTCCTCTTTTGGGCTTTATTCCCCTCTACTTTCCCGCTTTTTTGGGGGTTGTTGCTGCCTTTAACAGGCATTTCCGTGCTGGTTTTAGGCTTTACTATGGCATTTAAGCGGATAGCGCGTTTCTTTGCGTGGTTATAGGCATAATAAAAGAGCACCCAGCAGTTTGTTTATATGCTGCTAGATGCTCTGTTTTCGTTTATTCAGTTTCTTTTGCTTGTTTCTTTTCCATGCACGGCTTTGTTTGAACCGGTTCTATCAGTTGCTCCGGCTCTTTGACTTCCTTAAAGTCGTCTATCTCTACAAAGTCGGCACTGAATCTGTCTTCTATTTCCTTGCGGGACATGTTTTCGCCTAGCGGGTCTTTTGTTGCGGTAATGATTTCTTGCTGGTCTTGCAGTCCATCGTAGTTTTTCTGCCAGAACAGCCCTGTTACCGGGTTGATTGCACCGTCCTGCATCAGCATTTCCCGGTACATCCCGCATACACGCTTTATTTCTCGCGCGAATTCCTGGTATTCTTTTTGCGAGCTGCGCCTTTTTCCGCTTTCCCAGCAGTTTACAGTGTCTCTATCCACTCCCATAGCAGCATACGCAGCCATGTTGCCCACTTTCATGTTATACTTGACACATAGATCAAGATAGTCATAAAAGCGTTTTCTGAGGGCTGGCAGGTCGTTTGTGCTGATTTTGGGAAGCTGGGATATCACAAGCAAAAATTCAATGCGCCTTTGATTCCCTTCCGGCACATTATCAGGGTCATTATCAATCATGATCGGGCTGTTTCTTTTGGTTGCCCTGCTTCCCATTGTCCTGTGCCTCCTTTATCCGGCTTATGGCCGTTTTATCATATTGCGCCGTAAAACCCCTTGTTTTAGCTATGGGGATATAAGGCGTAGTAAGACTTAAACTGTAATGTTTACAATTTGTACAAGTATTAAATGGCGAGCTGTGATATAATACATCTATGAAATACAAAACAAATTGTAATGTGGTCTATTCTTGCAAATATCATGTGGTTTGGTGTCCAAAGTACAGGCGAAAGGTTCTAACCGATGGAGTAGACATTCGCTTGAAAGAGTTACTTCTTTCCTATGCTGCAAATATGAATGTAGACATTTTGGAAATGGAAATCATGCCTGACTATGTGCATTTGCTCATGGAAGTAGACCCTCAGTATGGAATTCATAAAGCGGTAAAAGCACTTAAAGGATATACTTCTAAAATTTTAAGAGATGAGTTTCCCACTTTAAGAACGAGGATGCCTGCTCTTTGGACGAATAGCTATTTTGTTTCCACTGTCGGCGGCGCACCTCTTGAAGCTGTCAAGCAGTATATCGAAAATCAAAAAACTTCTCAACGGCAAAAGGATAAAATGGGATGACATTTCAAAAAGGCGTAAAATTTAGAATCTACCCAAATCGGGAGCAACGTAATCTAATTGACCGTACTCTCGGTTGCAGCAGGCTCATTTACAACAAGGGCCTTGCTATGCGGGAAGACGCCTTCAAAAGCGGGGAGAAGTGTGGCTACAAACAAACTTCTGCTATGCTGACAGCGCTCAAGCAGGATGTGAACTACGCGTTTCTCAAAGAGGTGGATTCCATTGCTTTGCAGCAAGCGCTGCGAAACCTTGATACCGGATACACAAACTTTTTTGAGCATAGGGCTGCACATCCAAAATTTAAGAATAAGAAAAGCTCTAAGCAGTCGTATCATACGCTTAACATTGGTAACGGTATCCGTATTTCTAATAAGCGTATTCGCTTACCGAAAATTGGTTGGGTAAAAGTTCATCAGTCTATGGAGATTGGTGCAATTCACAACGCAACAGTAGTGCGTACAACCACCGGCAAATATTTTGTAGTTCTTAATGTGGAATATGACCCTCAGCCTATGCCAAACAACGGTTGTGTAGTAGGCATTGATGTTGGACTCAAAGAATTCTATTCCGATAGTAACGGTACTGTGGTTAATAACCCCAAATACTTGGAGAAGAAAGCCAAAAAACTTGCTCGCGAACAACGGCGTTTGGCTCGCAAACAGAAAGGCTCACATAATCGTGAAAAGCAGCGCATAAGAGTCGCTGCCACCCACGAAAAGATAGCTAATCAACGAAACGATTTCCTTCAAAAACAGTCTACTATGCTGGTGCGTGAAAATCAAACTATCTGCATCGAAGACCTTAATGTAAAGGGAATGCTTCGCAATCATAAACTTGCAAGAGCTATTTCCAGTGTTTCGTGGTCGTCTTTCTTTAACATGCTGGAGTACAAAGCCTATTGGTTCGGTTGTACAGTAATTCGTGTACCTACATTCTATCCAAGCAGCCAAACATGCAGTTGCTGCGGTCATAAGAATGTGGCTGTTAAGAATCTCAGCATCCGAAAATGGGAATGCCCGTCTTGTCACACGGTTCATGACAGAGACAAGAACGCTGCCATTAACATTTTGCGTAAAGGGCTTGAAAAGTCCGCTTAAACTAATACATACCGTACCGTGGGACACACGGGAAGTAACGCCTGTCTGACATCGTGTAAGACGCAACAACCTCGGTTGCTGCGCAGTGGTGGTTGATGCAGGAATCCCCCTGCTTTAGCTGTGGGGAGAATGTCAAAGAATATCTGGATGCTTTCATGCACTTTCAGGGGCTTGCGGTTTGCGTTCAGAAAGTCGCTACCGTTTTCCTTTACCCATATCAGCTCATACCGGTACAAGTCTTTCCCAGCGCTTACAAGGGCCGCTGTAAATGGCATATCGCTGTGCAGTGCTATAACGCCATTGCTTTTGATTATGCGCCTGTATTGCGCCCATAGCGGCTCCAGCGGGATGATGACATCCCATTTATTCCGCGTTGTACCATAGGGCAGGTCGCACAAAATCATGTCTATACTGCCTTCTGGTATCCCCTTCAAGATGTCCATGCAGTCTGCGCAGTATAGTTTCATGTGTCCCCCATATAGCAAAAGTGCCAGCCGAACTTTCAAGTTCAACTGGCACTTGGCAATTAAGCACTTGGCACGCTATTTCTTATTGATATTATAGCATATTATGCGCTAATATGCAAGTTTTTTATTTGCCGGTGCTGCCAAATCCTGCGTTGCCGCGTTCCCGCTCCGGCAGTTTATTGCATGGGTAAAAGTCGAAAGTTTCTACCTTTATAAACACGATTTGGGAAATTTTATCCCCAGAATTGACTTTATAATCCGTTTTTCCGTGATTATAGAGCTTTACGCAGATGCTCCCGGTATATCCTGCATCAATCACACCTTCGCTTGTCAGATCATGCTTAACATTCAGGCCGGATTTGCTTTTCAGGAACCCCACATAGCCCTGCGGAATGTCAATGTGCACGCCGGTATCAATTACAGCGCTTCCGTTCGCCGGAATCATCACATCAACAGGGCTTTTCAGGTCTGCACCTGCATCCCAGCCAAAATGTGCGTATTCTGGCATGTATGCGCCGTCATCCAGCACAACAGCAACCTGTTTGTGCACAGTATTGCAGCTTTTGCAGCAGTTATTTTTCATTTGTTCCCTCCTTAATCAGCAATCCCAAGTGCAGCGAACGAGAAGCACGGTAAAATCATCCATGCCCAAATTCCGTTGCCAGTAGAACGCACCATATAGGCGATGAATGCCAAAGTCGCAGTCAGTGCAAGCGCGTTGCCGATACTTTTCATATGTTCCTCCTTAAATTTTGTGTGCCAGAACCGCTTTCCCGTAAGTCGTGCCGTCTTTATCGGCAATCTTGAGAACGCCGTTAATACTCACTTTAGGCGGCTTTCTTTTGCTGTGTGCCGCCATCTGCGGGCTGCCATATCTTCCTTCTTTTCGGCATGCTTCGCACTTCTTTTCGTTCTTTTTTCTGGCAAAAACCCTCCCGCACCATTCACATTTGACAAGCGATTGCTCATTGCGTCTTGCGTTTTGCAGTGCAACAGCAGCTTCATGATGCTTTTTCTTGCATTCCGGGCAAAGTCGGGCTTTTGCGCTTCCCTCGAATTCCTTTTTACATTCAGTGCAAATCTTAACCATTTATTCACCCCCGTGCGTATGCTCCATGTAAATTACCGGCTCTTGGTTATCTTCCGTAACTGCAGCTCTTCCGACAGATACGCCAATGGAATAGGCTCCCGCAATCAAAATTGTGACAATCGCGGTGCCAAGAATTGAAAGTAAAATGTTCATTTTGCTCCTTCCAAAGCCCTGAAATCTGTTTGCAGCACAGTGCAAACAGGTAAATCAGCAATGCGCCTATAAGCATCGCGCCCGGTGCTGCAACGAAGATCAGAGCAAGGCATTTGATTGTATAGATGCAGTTTGCGTCAAATACTGTCATGCGTCTTTCCCTCTTTTTGCACTTTCCATACCGCGTATAGAGCATTCATTACTCGCTGTCCTTCCGGCGTGGCGGAATCGAACGGTAAATACGCACTGATACATGCTTTCCTAATGGCTTTCAACGCATCACCGCGCCGAATCAAATCGTTTTCATCACCAAAATCTGAAATCTTCGGCACGCCGTCAAAAGAAATGCACTTGCTGTTTACTGGGTCAAAAAATGTTTGGTTCATTCTTCCCTCCGAAGCCACTTGATAGCAGCTTTCACGCTGTCAAACTCTTCGATATATGCATCGCCCGTGCTATTGTCGCAAGCTACCACGGCAGCGCCAACTTCACAATTTTCCAAAGATAGATACAATCCTTTTTTCTCCTCTCGGTGGTCGATTATGTAACTCATACATGCTTTATCAATGATTTTTACCAGGTTATTCGGCTGGATTGCGCCCGGAATCGGGCAGCCTATTGTTGTATTCATTCTGATACCTCCTCTAGTTGCTTGTCCTCAGATTTTTCATCATATCATCGGTTAAGTACAAGGCCGCTCCAGCATATTTGTCATGGTATGTACCGTCCTCGTAGATTTTGCGCTCGTAGTAGTATTCTATATAACTATGGTCTTTTTCTGATTTTCGCATCGTTACAGAATCCATACGGTCTTCCTTATCGAGGATGTTGTCTCCGTCCTGAACGCCGTAGCATATATAATCTTTGTGGCCATATACACCACCATAGTTGTTTGTAAGCATTTCAGTAGTGACATAGGCATATACAATTTCTTGCTAGATAGAAACCGTCTTTGTTTCTACGACAGGGTTTTCTTTGAATGGGAACACCAGGACAAGCAGAACGAGCAGAGCGACTATACAAAATGTTACCAATAGTGCTTTCTTCATTCTGTTACCTCATCTACATCATTGTTCGTTACCTCTGCAAGCCAATATTCGCAGCGGCATTTGTCGCAATTAATCCCTTCGCACTCTTGAAAATCCGTTCCGAGAAAATTCACGCAGTAGAACTTTGGGCACAAGGAAAGCACGTGATTACTAATGGTTGCTTTTGGGAATACCTTCAAAAACTCACTCTGGCGGGTCTTAACGGGGTGCTCTTTTGCCCATTGCTCGACAATCTGCACAGCCTTTTCCACGTATTCGATTGTATCCATGATACAGCAGCAATTTTCTTTGTCTTGCAATGGGCATTCAGAACAACTGTCTTTGCTTTTGCACAATCTGAATTGGGTTTTCACATATTCAACTGCGTCCATAGTCTCACTCCTTACTAAATTTATCCATATTTTCAGGCGTTTCAAAGCTCATAATTGCTCCTCCGTTTCAGCCACATCAACCCCGATGTTTTGCAGCGTAACCTGCGCCCATGTGTCGGCCAGCTGGTCAACGCGATAGCTCGAATACTTTTCCGTGACAGGGCCGCTCATGGCGTTCTGGATTTTAACCAGCGTTGACGGCTTCAGTCCCACCTGATAGCAGGCCAGTAGGCATAAATACAGTGATCTCAAGGCAATATCCTGCCGTTCTTTCATCACTTCCTCATGCACTTTTGCGATTGATTCAGCTTCAAGCTTTGCAATATAAGCTTCCGCCTCTTTCTTGTAACAGGCCGGAAGCTGTATTTTGGCTTTCATGTTTATCTCCTCCTGTGGCCCGGCAGGCCGTGATTCCTCACATCCCGCCGGATTTTGTCTCCCCTGAGCACATCCGCTTCATTCAATGCCTACGCCTGCATGCGCTGCTTGCTGATGTCATCCATCTTGGCGCGGTATGCCAGATACTTTCCACAAGTGCTATGGCATAGCGTGTGGCGTTCCTGGCAGTGCTCACATGGGGCGGATAGTGTTCCGATCATTTTTTATTCTCCGTTCCTGATGTAATTTCCCCATTGTTCGGCCATTGCTTGAGCGATGCCAGGAAAAGTTTTGCTTCTGACTTTTCCCGAACGGCTGATAGTATCTTCCCACGTCCGCGCCTTTCCGCTCGGCAGCCTGCCAAACAATACTGCGTTGTCAGGCTTTGGAAGCCCTGTTCCATGTAGCACCGGAAGATTAACCAGCCAAAGCGATGTTGCTTTTGTAACGTAATTTTCTGTATCTTCTGTAGATTTTGCGAACATATATGGGTGAATCGTTTGGTCTGGTTTTCGATACGCCGTGTTCATAAATCCTATGGGATTTTCGATCGCTATTCGCTCCGCGTTTGCTGCGAAAAATCGCATAAAAAATACCGCGCCTTTTGCCCTCTCAACCCACCGTGCAACCACCTTTTCTGGTACTGTGCACCGCAAAGAAAAACTACGCGTTGCAACATTGCTAAGATATGTGCAAGGCGGGTGAGCGATCAGCAAATCCCATTTTCCTATTTCGTGCGTTTTGCCGTCCATTGTTACGACTTGCCCCCCCTCAATAGCTTTCAGGGCATCGCCCAAGATGTGCCATTCCGGGTGTCCGCCGGACGGTTCCTGAATATCGCAGCTGTATGCTTCAAATCCTCTTTCCCTGAATGCCTTGCAAACGGTCTGCGATTCTTCGCAGGCAATAAGAATTTTAGGAGGCATATGTTGAACGGTTTTCATGGTTCATTCAACTCCTGTATAACAATTTCCGTTCTTGGATTTTCTTTGTCGTAGAGCACACGGGAGCCGTCCACGCTGGCAATGATGGTGTTGTTATCGTCTGCAAGGATTTTTGCGGCTACCAGCGTGTCATGGGCGGCTTCGAGTAGGTTCGTTAAGTCCACGCGGCGGCGGGTTGGCATGTAGAACACCGCAGCAACGTGATAGCGCCCCGCCAGTGGGGTTTTCGGCTTTGGGGCAAGAAAAGTTATGGCTTGCCATTCGTAGCGCTTATAGGCGCTGCTAGGGGCTATGAACGGCATTCCCGTTTTTCGGTTCACCAAAATGCGCTGTGAGTTCTTTTTCGTGACCGGCGGCAGCGGGATGGTGTACTTGTAGATCACATGCCTTCCTCCCGTGCCTTTGCCCGGAATTCCGCTGCTTTCAGCTTCCATTGTGCTGCGTCATAAGCGCACTTTATCAACTTCTCGCTGTATTTTTCCATTTCCCGGTCAAGTTCAATCGTTTTTTCTGTGCAAGTCTGTGCAAGCTGCATGTACATTTCTCGGTTAGTCAATGTTTGTCACCTCACAAAATAGATGGAACGGCTTCACCCACGCAAAATCAAGCTGTCCGCAAGCGCCGTGCCTGTTCTTGACGATCTCAATCACGGTATCGCTTTCGCTTGGCGGGTCTTCTTCCCGCTGTTCTCGCAATTTGGTGTAGTGTTCCGGGTTAATGGCAAGAATCATGTCTGCATCGTGTTCAATGGTGGCGGAGCCGAACATGTCGGACATCTTGATAAGTCCCGTGTCGGCGGCTCTCGCGGCCTGTACAAGCTCAATGATGCAGATATGATATTTCATTGCCAGCTGCTTTAATCCCCGTGTAAGGGCCGCTAATTCGTCATTGCGCTTTTCTTTGGCGTTCGGTGGTGCCACAAGTCCCAGATGGTCAATGACAACCACTTCCGGTTTTCGCTCCTTGATGGTCAGTTCAACGTCTGCAAGGCTGGTCAGGCTGGAATCATCCAGAATCAGCTTGTACCGCCTTTTCAGGATTTCTGCATCCTCTGCAATCTTGCTTTCTTCCTCTTCGGTCAGCGCATGATTTGTGATGCGGATGCTGTCGATCTGTTCCCATCGGGAAAAGATTGCTGTGTAAAGCTGTTCCCGGCTCATTTCCATTGACTGGTACAGCGTCAGGCAGGTTTGCGATATCTGCGCCGCCATTTGTAGGGCCAGTGTAGATTTGCCTTTGCCGGGCCGGGCAGCAATTACTGTTACGCCGCTTCGTACAAGTCCGCCGGTCAGCTTATCCAGTGTTCCAAAACCCGTTTGGATGTTGTCATTCGGTTTTTTCAGCCATTGCAGGAAGTCCTCTATGCCATCAGCAAAGTCCTTTGCGCTGCGCTGGCGCTGGTGCTCCATGATGTGCTGCTGCTTTTCCATCATGGCAGCAACCGCGCCGAACATTTCATCCGCGTCTGCATCCGATGCCACAAGTTCGCCCATCTTGGCAATCATCAGCCGCTTCCGGTATCCATCCAGGACACAGTTGATGTAGGTGTTAAACCCGCTCACCGATGGAACTGTCTGGGCGCATTCGTAAGCAATCGCCTTGATGTTTTCTTTGCAGCGTGATATTATCGATACTGCATCCGCCCGTTCCCCTCTGCGATCAAGCTCCTTGCAAAGCAGGAAGATATCACCCAGGTCTTTGATGCTGAACATCTGCGCTGTAAGGCTTTTGAACGCTTCGCTTTGCCGGTCAGGCTCTATCAGCATGATGCCAATAACAGCTTTTTCCGCAACAGCTGTATTCATTTGCCTGCCTCCTTCCACCCAATGAGTTTGGGAACAACTCCGTTAATCAGTTCCTCACGTGTATATTCCCGGTCATAGATGGGAATCAGGTTTTTAGACTTGCGGGGTTCAGCAGGCGGCTGCGCTGTTTCGTCTTCCCATCGTTTTTGATTCAGCCAAGTAGCAGGATACGGAATATACTTGCCGCTATCTTTCTGCCACTGTTCTGTGGTCTTGAGGTACTCAAGGCTTTTCAAGATTGCGGACAAGGTAGATTCGTCAGTAACAAGCTTCTCAAATTTCTTGCGTGCATCTGCCTTGCCTGTCTTCTTGGGATAGGCTGACCAGAAGGTGTCAAATCGAGGATAAATCGCGTCAACCCCTTGGGGGGTATAGGGGGTATTCTTAACTTCTTTATTATTCTTTATATAAGGGTCTGTGTTAGCACTGTGTTGGTTCTGTGTTACCTGTTTGTTAGATTCTGTGTTAGTGCATTGGTAATCACTGTAATTATTCACCGTAAACACGCTAAATTTTCCGTGTTCACACTGTGTTATTTCTTGTGTTGATTTTAGATGACATAAAGCAGTGCGCACAGATTGAACAGATATGCCGGTATCTGTTGAAATTTGGCGGATAGATGCAACTGCCTGTCCGGTTTCCAAGTGAACCCCCTTGTAATAACAGGGTTCATAGCAGGCCAGAAATAGCAGATGCAGGAACACACATTTTGTTGGAGTGTCTGTGTACCACCCCCATTTCATCATGCGGCGGTACAGCTTGATGTACCCTTCGTTTGCCATTTTTCAAAACTCCTGTGCTTGTACCATATCGTCCGTCCACTGCGTCCCATGTACAAAACCCAATTTCATCACCTGCCTTTCGCTCAAAAATTAAAAGGGAGATCACCGTCATCTTCAATCGGCTCGTACTCATTGTTTGCCGCCACAGGCGCAGAAACGGCCCTATTAGCCACGTTCTGACTTTGGGCGGGTTCTTTATTGCCTGCGAACGAAACGTTGTTTACAACCACCTCTACGGCGTTCCTGTTGTTGCCGCTCTTGTCCTGATAGTTCCGGCTCTGCAAACGGCCCTCAACGGCGATCATGGAACCTTTCTGAAAATAGCGGCAGACAAACTCTGCGCTCTTGTCCCATGCCACAATGTCGAAGAAATCCGCCTGGTTCTGGCCGTTGGCATCCTTGCGCCCCCGGTCTACCGCAACGCGGAACGATGCAACATTTTTACCTGTTGTAGTCTGGCGCAGCTGAGGGTCAGCAACCAGTCTTCCCATAAGTGCAACTACATTCAACATGTCTTTAATCCTCCAAATAATTCTTTCCAAACCGCCGGGCAAACTCTTCCTTTGTCCAGCTGTAATCCCTCATTGCCACACGCTGTGCGGTCTTTTTAAGTTCAAGCCGCATCCCGGCATCCAGCCCTTCCACCCTGGGCCAGCACTGCTTTTCGCCGTGAATCCATCTGTGGCAATCTGGGCAAACCAAAATCCACAGGCCAAGAGCTTTGCTTTTTGTCCGGTTCTGGCCGTAGAGCACTTCATGCCGTACCAAAGCGTGGCCGTTAAGGCAGCAATAACACTGTGGGTGGCCGAACATGTCTTTCTTGTTTGGCATGATGGACGGTGCATAGCCGTTGGAATCAAGTACAACGCCAAATTCGTTTTTCATTCTTGCTTTTCCTCAATTTTTAAGCATGTCTTTGATATCATTAAAAGCAGCAACCATCCCAGCGTAAAAAGCAAGCGTTGTCATGCTCTTAATGTCATCTTTGCTTACGGATTCAAAAGATGTAAAAAGAGACCGCGATGCGGAATCAGATGCCTTGCGAAAAGCCTGCACAAATTCATCGTTTGTTTGCTTCATCGTCCGTCAGTCCTTTCAGCTTTGCAATTTCGTCCGGTGTCATTGTGGGGATTCCCTGCTGCTGGCACTCCTGCACAATCAGTTCCAACAGGCGGTGCATCTGCTTGCTGTCGTATACACTGGAACCATACCAGCATTGCAGAGTGCAGAACGTGCCGTTTGGTGTAGGCATGGTATCCAGCAAAACAACCTGCCAGCCCTGTCCCTGGCTTTCCCATCCGCGCTTAAAGGTTTCTATTGCTTCCTGCTTGATGGTGACGATATCGCTTGCACCTGCAACATCCCGCACAAGGTCGCGATAAATCTCAACAGCAGGCTTTTTCAGCTTTTCGGCAAGCTGGTTCATGAGTGTCCACGCATAAGCGTTAGAAGTCAGGCTGCGCTTTTTCCGTACCTCGCCAAAAACACCTGCAAACAGCTTTCCGGGGCCGGATTTGACTTCGTTCGCAAAGTTCTGCGCTTCCTCCATGTCTGGCTTGCTTTTAAGACGAAGCATCAAAATCTCACCCATCAAGGTAGCATCCGCGATGTTGATTGTATGGCTCATTTTCTGCGCTCAAACTCCTTTGCAACTCCGCGCCAGTCGTCGGCGGTGAAGTCCTTATAGGCTTTGCCGATGAAGGTTCGCGCTTCATCGTTGACGGCCTTGTTGTCTTTGCCTGTGCGTTGGGCGTAACCTTTTAGCGCGGTCAGAGCCAAGTCCTTTACAGCTTGCAGAGTAACTTCCGGTGCAGCTGTAACTTGCTGTGGCTCTTCTTCGTACCGTTCCTTAAATTCATCCGCTTCACTGTCGGAGTAAATGCCATCAAATGCCAGCTTGCAGATTTTAAGGACAACGCGATCAAACAACCGCTTATAAGCCATCGCGTAAGGATAAGCGTTCTTGCAATTCGTTTGGGACGCTTCACCAATTTCATAAATGCCTTGCGCTTTATTTACGTAGGTGAACACAAGTGAATTGCCGTAGCCGGATTTGTCAACAGACACGCACTCAGGGTTGAATTTGTCCTTCTCCGGCATATTGTCGTTGATTTTAAGACAAGCATTGTGGTTGATAATCAGGCCTGTGTACGCCATCTTCCCGGATTTGGTTTCGTTCATGAGAATCCAAAAATCAGATTCTTTAAGGTATGGGCGATCTGCAATCGCCTTTAACGCTTTATCACGGCTTGCAATATATTTGGGGGTCTGCATAACGGGAATCTCCTGCCGAGATTTAGTAGAATATTCCGTTTTCTTCTCATTAAACATCAGACAGCTTCTCCTTTCAGATTGGGGGCGCTCATGCCTTTTCCTCCTTTTTCACAGTCCCGTTCACAGTCAGCTTTTCCGGCTCTCTGGTGAACGTGATATTCAGTGTTCCGCACGCTTCAATGCCGAGATTTTCTTCCTTTTTCAGGCTTTTCATCATCTCGTAGATTAGTTTTTCAATGCCATAGGTTTGCCCATCAACACGGATGGTTGTAAAGTTTTCCGAGCAGTAAAGGCTTCCTGTGGCTTCAATGTTATAGTTCTTCAGTTCCATCGTTATCCTCCCTTACCGTGCTATCAATGCACGTTTCGCCCCAAATGCAATCCTCGCACATAATGGGGTGGCCGTATTCGTCCGCTGCGCCGCAGCCGGGAAAGTCAAGATCAGTCATTGTTTGCTTTCTCCAATTCATCAAGTCGCTTTGCCATGCCGCTCATTGCAGCGCAGTAGGCGGCGCGAATCTGGCTGTATTTCCATTGTTCGCTGTTGTTCGTGTCCAGGATTGCGATTTGGACAGTTTCAAAAAACACCTGGTATTTTTGCGGGTCATTGTATTCAAATGCCATCTCGATGTCAAAAGAGTTCATGCAAACACCTCCCGCAGCGTAATAGCGGCCCATCCGCCCAGCAGGCAGGCAATAAGCCCGGCCAAAGATGCGACACCGCCGCCCTCTGCAAGGCCAGCAGCGGCGCAAATGGTGCCGATTGCACAACCCAGCAGGGTAAAGTTTGCAAAGCACTTGCAAACCGGAACAATATGGGCTAAAATAGACTTGTGAAACCGGAAAATTTCACGTTTTTTGCCGTTTAGTGTATTGCAGTACACTGGGCGGCTCTTTTTGTTTGCAGTCATGTTAGTGTCCTTTCTTGTTGTTTCCGCCGATCACATTGCCGTTGTCATCAAGTTCATCCCACAGGTAAGTACCCTTTCCGCTGTTGCGCCACTGGCCGATACCGCGCATTCTGCCGTAATTCAGGCATTCACGCACCATATCTTCCAATTTCGGGTCAAGGCACTCAACCTCAAATTCAATGGTGCTGCCTTCCGGCACGGTTTCGCTTTTGGCAATGCTGATGCGCTCACCCATCGGTGTCTGTGCCCGCAAAGAACGCTCACAGTAGCCCATCTTTAACCCGTGCGTATTGTAATGAATCTCGCGCGGATAAACAAAAATCAGGCCGTCAATGGCTTTCTTATAAGCTTTCAGCGCAGCGCAGGCTTTGCCGCCGGAATAGCCTGCCTTGCCAGCTTTTGCAAGCATCTGGCAAGAATCTTTGAACATGCCCTTAACCTGGTAATTGTACTGGAACGGCGTACCGTCTGCGGATTTGTAAAATACCGTGATACGGTCTTCCGCATTCTGGGCCTTGATGTTGTCAATTTCCTCTGCGGAAAGCTCGCTGGTGGGTGCTTTGCTGGCAATATAGGTTGCCAGCAGGTCTTCATTGCTTGGGGCGCTGCCCAACGCTTCTTCGGTCAATGTAATTCGTACTTTCATAGTTTTTCCTCCTGTAATAAAATTTCGGTTTCGGTGCGGTTCCAGTGCATGTCCGTGCTATTCCATTGCAAATCGGTTCGGTGCCACTCCATTGCATATCTGAGCATGTCTAGGCGATTCCTCTGCTCAACAATTCAAATCATGTCTTAGCGGTTCCGTTTCGTAGCGACTCACAGCTTCTCTTTACTATTCATCTCCGCTACCGTTCGCGGCTGCTCCATGCAATTCCAAAGCAGGTCGAATCAAAGCATTTCTGTTGCCATGCATTGCATATCACCGCAGGTCATATCAAGGCTATTCCAAAGCGTTTCTTCTCAAATCCATTCCGTTGCCAGTCCGGTCATCGCTACTCCGTTGCGGTTTCAAGTCGTTGCTTTTCCTTGCCATTCCGGGGCTTGTCATCTCGTCTCTGTGGTATGCAATTCCTCCGCATTTCCATGCTTTTCCCAGCCGAACAATTCCTTTGCCGAGCTGCGCATTTCCAGTGCGTATCCTTGCCTCTCTGTTCTAGCGCCATGCAAGGCGTCGCGTGGCCTTTCCAACGCTTGTATGTCGGAAATCAGCAGATAAGGCTTGCAATTTGTTCAACGGTTAAATCACGGAAGCTACCGTAATGCTGCCATACCCAGCCACGAGATTTGCCAAGAAGCTTAGCAACCTTTGTGGGGCCAAACAACAGTTGGCCGGGGTAAAGTTCAGCAGCGCGGGCGCGGATGCCAACAAGGGTTTCTTGGTAATGGGGCTTTTCACGGGGCATATGCTCCCCTCCTTTCAAAACCTCACGGCCCCCATAATGCTGATTGCAAGGGCCAGAACGGATAAGAGCAACGCCACATCTTCCTTACTCATGCGTTTCACTCCTTTTCTTCAAATCGGCCAAATTAAAATGGCCGGTTGTGATGTGCATGTTGTTCGGGTCGCCAAGAACAGTTTCGTTTTTTACGTCCTTGAACGTAACTTCCGGCGGAATCTTGATGTCGGGGCCGACTTTCAGGTCAATCTCATGTGCCGTCTGGGTAACAGTGGTATTCCCAAAACTGGTTACGCTTTTATCGTTCATATGTTTCTCTCCTTTCACAAAGCTTTCAAACACAGCAGCCGGAAGGTTTCGCGGCCTTTAGGGGTTACTAGGGTTTGGATGCCGCTCCAGTTGGTCTTTTCGTTGTAACATTCCTTGACTTCAAACAAGCCATCACTGCGGTCTGCATACGCCATGAGCTTGCCGCGCTGGTTGCGGAAAATGTATTTCTTGTCAATCAGGAAGCGGATAAAAGCCTTTTCGCTGATTCCAAGCTCTTTTGCGGTCTCGCGGAAATTGGTGAGTGTATTCCGGTCAACCAGTTCGTCAAAATATTCCGCTTTCGGCTGCATGATGGTGTTCTGAACCGTCAGTTCCGAAATTCTGGCATCGCGTTCAGCCAAAGTTTTGTTGGCAACCAGCAGGGCTTTCGCCATCAATTCCTCCGGGGTCATCTGTTCCTGCCCGGCGATGTAACCGCCGTTCTTGCGGATGCTGGGTAAAACTTCACTCGTGACCCAGCGTTTGAACTGTTTTGCGGTGGGAAGTTTGCTGGACAGAATCAGGCTGTAAAGGCCTGATTCGTTAATAATGGTGGTTTCCTTAACACCAAACTGGGTGGTGATTTGCCACCCAGTTTTTTCATCCTCATCAACATGGGTTTTTAGGGCGTTCACAGTATCCTTGTACCCAAGCACAGAAGCAACATCCTTGCCAACAAACCACGGTTCGCCGTTCATCTCTACCGTGCGTACATCGTTGTTTTCGTACTTGAAAATTTGTATGTTGTTCATTGTTCACCTCCACACTCATCAGAAAAATGCAGCTCCATCAAGTCGGCAATTGCGAGATATTCTTTGGCGTATTTGCTATCGCCGTGGGTTTTCTTGACGATCTCACGGAACTGCGCCAAATCACCATAAAAGCAACCACACTGTACGCGAAGAATTTTATCCTTGCAGCGGAAAAATGTGGTCGTGCGGAAACATATGCCAAACCCTTTGACGACGGCATAGTCAGCGTCGTCGGAGACCTGCGCGTTGCCGGAGACCAGCGCGTCGCCGGAGACCTGCGCGTTGCCGTAGACCCGCGCGTTGCCGAAGACCTGCGCGTTGCCGAAGACCCACGCGTTGCCGTAGACCCGCGCGTTGCCGGAGACCCGCGCGTTGCCGAAGACCTGCGCGTTGCCGTAGACCCGCGCGTTGCCGAAGACCTGCGCGTTGCCGTAGACCCGCGCGTCGCCGGAGACCTGCGCGTTGCCGTAGACCCACGCGTCGCCGTCGTGGGAAAGATTATCTTCCTTCTCAATAAATCCGCCGAGTTCTCCCTTCTCGACGTTGCCAAAAGCGACGAGAGCCTTAATGCGGAACAGCTTCTTCCCGAAAACGTTCGTTACAAATTCGGCGGTAAGTTCAAATTTCTTCATGGTTGGATTCCTCCTTAAAATACAGCCCGCACAGCAGATTCAGCGCCAACAGGGCGGAGAGAGCGGCGGGGGTGTTTTGCTGTCCTGCATCAAGGTTCCACCTCCGTGCTACATTCAGTGAACAAGTAATCCAGCGTGCAGCCTTTGAGCGCCCCTTGAATGGCTTTCATCTCGCGCAGGGTAAATTGGGAGTGCCCGGTCAGTTTGTTTTGCATGGTAGCGCGGGAAATTCCAATATGCTGCGCAAGGTCTTGCTGCGTACAACGCTGCTTTTTAAGCTCAATCAATAGGTTTGGGAACACTGGGTTTCACCTCTTTCTTTGTTTTCGCGTTCGGCACGCTTGGCCCAATAGTTGGCGTTGTATTCGTGTACCCGGTCTTTGTTTTTTGCTCGCCACGCTTTGTAGTAAGCCTGGCGGGCTTCTTTTGCCGCATCGCTCATCCCAGTGGTGTGGGTTGCGTTTTTATCGTTCATTGTTTCACCTCCAGCCATAAATTCATTGCTCGCTGCGGTTCTGCATGATATAATCGCCATTAGAAAGGGGGTGCAATAGTTTGAACTACTTTGTCTTAGCGCTCATTGTGGTCATAGGGTATAGAATCTTATTTTGCCTATCTGGGTATATTAGAGCCGATTACTATGAGCGCAAATACAAAAAGTACATAACTGGAAAAGAAACAGATTTTGCAAGCTGTACTGCTCCGATTAAAAAGCTGCTTAAACAGGCAAAAATTCCAGATTCGACTGTTACGGTTGTTGAACCTATTGGCTATGGTAACTATCAATCCGTTCAAGTCAGCGTTCTTGAAAATTTGTCCGTAAAACGCAGTGATGTTATGGCGGACGCATTAAACATGCTCGCTAAAGTCAAGGGAACCTTTCTAATGAACTTGAGGGAATGTTTTTCCCCTCTGTATTGGGTGCAGTTGGTTTTGTTTCTTCCTGTAAAACTTTGTGATTATTTAGGTGTGTCAGAAAATCATTTAATACCAAAGCTCTTACAAGTTGTTTACTGGGTATTAGTTCCTCTGTTGCTGGTCTTGCGTAACCAGCTGTACCATCTCATCATCCAGCTTATCCAGCAGGCGGAGTAAAAACTTGCTCACCAGAATAAGCCCTCTGGCATCTACCTTTTCGGCAGATGCCATATTTTTTTGAGCATCTGCAAGATTGGTCAGGATTGCGCCTTGCATGATGCGCTTGCGGGAGCATTTCAAGGTTTCACCTCCTTCAATAGCTCGTCTACCGTGCAGCCGTAAAGTTTGGCAATGTCCGGCAGCTTTTTGGTGCTGGGTGCGTTTGCGCCTGTTTCCCAAAAGTAAACTGCAGCGTCAGACACATTCAGCGCTTCCATTACCTGCCGGACTGAAAGCCCGGCTTTTTCCCGCAGCACTTTGTACTGCGTGTATTCCTTCATTAAATCGCCTCCAAAACTTAGTTTTACATCTTGACAACTAAGCTACAATTAGATATTATTGAATTGCAACAAACAATAACTTTCCAAAGACCGCTATTTTGTGGCCTTAGCTTTTGCTTTGCCGTCAAGCTATGTTTCTATTATAACTAAGTTTTCTAAGAATGTAAAGAGTAGACTTAGAAACAATAGAAATATAGCACATTTCACAAAAGGAGTGTGCCTAACTGTGCGAACGATAGACAAAATTAACTACTATTTAACTAAAGAAAGCAAAAATGGCGCAGATTTGTGTGAATACCTGGGGGTAAGTAGCGGGGTGTATAGCCAATGGAATACTGGACGAACCCACCCCAGAAAATCAAAGCTGCCTATCATAGCCGAATATTTGGGAGTTGAAGTTTCTGACATTCAGGGCGATGACACCAACAAAAAAGAAAAGCCCACCGCACAAGGCGGTGAGCTTATATCCGATTTGCCAGAAAACATTCAAAAACTCATTTCTATTTGCTTGCAGAACCCGGATTTTACTGTTTTGCTATTAGATCTTGCGCAGCGGATGCAAAATCCGCCAGCTGATCCGGCGTAAAGGTATGCAGGATTGCAATTAGCTTGCTGATGTTTTCCGCCTGTTCTGTCGCAGTATATTTCTTTGTTTGCATATGTTCCTCCTAGTGTGTGTTTCTCTATTGAGTGGGGTTGTATTATTTGCCTTCCCAATCCGGATATTCAATACACTGCAAATCATTGTAGACGGGTGAAACGCTCCAGCTAATCCAGAGGTCTCCAGAAATGGCTTTCCCCCGCTCTACATCCTGATTCCATGCAATGATTTGTTCATACAGGCGTTCTTTCGCGATATCATCCGTATATTTAACAGTTTCAATCTGGTGGATGATTCCCTGATAACGTGTTTCAGCGCTGATTTTGTCCGCTTTGTATCCTATTCGGTAAGCGAGCGCAGTTGCGCCGAAAACCACAGCGCAAACGCCGGATGCTATTGCAAGCACAAGCGCCACGAAGAAAACGATTTGTTCTCCAAACGCATCGAGCAGCGCATATGAAATCCAGCCAAATACGATGGTTAAAATCGCAAGTAATACAATAAGTAGCATACTTTATATCCTCCGTTCAGATCACTGTCACTCAGGCCAAAATCAGCTTGAGAATCATCAGTCGTGGGTTATTGACTGCGCATACTGGTATGATTATTGGTTCAGCAATGCCAAATCAATAATTTGGAAGTTTGCCCTATGAATATAGAGCGCCTTGTCATCAATCATCAATTTGGTGGTTTTGGGAAGGTCTTCGCAAACCTTCCAATATACATCTTTACCACTGTACGCGCAAATGGGATTTCCCAACTGGCTCTGAATGACGACCACGACAGGCTTGCCGAATGCGTTTTTGTATTTATTTACAACATTTGCAATAATAGTGTTGTCTCCAATGCTTCCATCTGTGTTGCTGTTGATGTCTTGCATTTGAAAATTTACATCTGGTTCAAGACCTTTTTCTGTGAACAATACAGTAGAACCGCAATTACTAATTTGACAACCATCGACGGTAATTGTAACAACGGAGGATAGTGTGTTAGTATATCCCCAACTGCCATCGTTGTATGTTCGTTCACGAATAATGTTGCTATTCATATCAATTTTAGACCCCGAAACGGTCATAAACTTTTGGCCGTCATTGGAGTAAAACTGGCATTCATACGTGTTACCAGTAATGCTTCCGTTCAAGTCGTTGAAATCACTGCCAACCTTTGCGCAAGAACATAGGCTGGCAACGATTGCGATTATAAGCAAGATGCTCAGAATGCGATGGGTAATTTTTCGGATTTTCATGACGCAGTGTTCTCCTTATTTTTTTCGTAGTTCTCTAATTCAGAGTTGAACTCGGCAATTTTTTTGATGTCTTCACGAGATAAAGAAAATACCAATCGGACACTTCTAAAGTGTAGGCTTACTGACGCAAGCCCACGACTTTAGTCGTGGGTTATTGACCCGGCTGGTTCTGTTTTTTTTCGTCTGGGGCATCCGGTTCTTTCCCGATCTCTTTGCAAAATGTGATGTATTCATCAACGCAGTTGATGAACGCTTGCCCGATGCCGTCAACGGTTTCTGCGTGATAGTCAACCAAATCTTTGATACCATCAATCTTGCCGTAATAGATTTTATCGTATGGGTCGTATTCCGGCGTTGTAGTATAGCCTTTATAAAGGATTTTTACGGGGAATAACAATCCGGTATCGGGAACAGGTTCTCCATTTAATGTACATCCCCTATCGCCATATGTATAATCAATCCCCAGCTTGTCACAGAGTTGTATTGCCAGTTTGGTTGCTGATATTTGCTTTTCTATGTCAGTCATTGTTCTTCTCCGCATCAGTTGTAAGTTGTCATTTCGACAACTTTATGTTGTGCTTACATCTTATTACAGATTGCCGTAACGGTCAATTAGCAAAACGCACAAATTTCAGGTTTCGCGCTTTACTGTCCGGTTTTTCGGCCTTTTGCGTCCGTGCTTTGGTGGGGTGGTTAAATCAGGCAGTTTCATGGCTGTTTTCCCTCCGTGCTCGGTCTTGCAGCACAGCGCGATACAAGGCTTCAATGGTTGCCGCATTACGGTTTTGGTAATTCTTTAGACGTTCCACGTTATTCATTGTTGATTCCTCCTGTGTTTTTTGACTACAGTAAGAATCTTAACATGTTTTTTATGCCATGGCTTCCATTTATTTCCATGGCATTTTTTGAATATTTTTTTCTTTATATTTCCTTAACTGTTGTTGTATAAAAATCTTACCGCATTTAGAGCGCAAAACATGTAAAAAATTGAGGGTGATGAAATGGAAAGTAGAGCTGATTTCAGAGAACGTGAAGGACTTATTCTTTCGCAGTGCCGGTTGGAATCCGGGCTTTCGCAAGAATATGTAGCCCGGCAGATGGATGTGAACATCCGCACGGTGCGCAACTGGGAAGAAGGGCTTTCCCCCATCCGAAACGATGATCTGTTGATGTGGTTCGCCGTCTGCAAACAATCCCCCTGGCGCTGGCTGCAGCGCATCTGGATGCCGTCTGCATTCAGCGATACCGATACCCCAAACTGGACGGACGAGCAGGTAGACAAGGCACTTTCTGATTATATCGCCCAGATGCCGGGCCTGTACAAGCGCCGCCTTCTATATATCCTGTGTGGGGCGCATGGAAGCGATTGGGCGGGCCAGATAGACTTGTTATGCGCTAACGCTCATACGTCCATGCAAAGCCGTGTACGCGTCTGTCAGGCCGTAATACAGAACTACCGGATAGATACCGCAACTGGGAATGACCCCTGCCCAGAAAGCACCAAGCCGGACTTTGACCGCCTGCAAATATGCCTGCAAGCCGGAGAAGCTGCCGTTCTGGCAGGCAACGGCGAATATAACGCAAGGGAAAAATAAAAAAGGCAAGTTTTTTGCCGAATTTTGTCTAACCCATTGCAAATATAAAATAGAATTATTATAATGAGGGTGCAAGGAAACTTGCGAAGATACAGCCGTAGAGCGCGGCTGTCGCGGGAAAAAGAAAGCTCAAGTGTTGACTTCGTGGTAGAGCGCCACGAACGGAAAATAAAGAAAGCTCGATTGAAGAGCCGCCCCCTCATTGATTTGAGGGGGCATTCTTTTTTGGATTACATTTATTTGTCCGAATCATTTTATCAGGATTATATTGGCTGCGCCGAAATAGAGCAAAAGCCAACACGTCCATACATAAGGATATGCGTAAAAATAAACGGGGTTTTGTTTGCTGTGCCCATGCGGTCACACATAAAGCACAAGCATGTGCTTTGGACAAACGAAGCAGCAGGCTGTGGTCTGGATTTTTCAAAAGCCGTTGTTATAACTAAATCTGAATATATAAATCGTTCCCAAAGGCCGCACATCCGGCAAGATGAATTTAATTCTCTAAAAGGAAAAGAGTTTATTGTACGGCAAAAAATGGAACAGTATATAAGAGATTATAAAAAGGCTGCAGCACGGCTAGATGTGCCAAGAAATAAGGAATTGTGCCGATATAGCACACTACAGTATTTTGAGAGGTACATATAAAGCAAAAATCCCCTGCCGGTGGTGACGCACCAGCAAGGGATAAAGGGCCGTCAACATGAAAAGTTGACGGTTTCATTATAAAACATTTTTTGGAGGGCTGCAAGATGAAAAAGGATTTGACAGTTGGGCTCTTTCACCGAAAAGACGGAAGATACCAGCGCAAAGAGATGATAGGTGGCGTTTGGAAAACATTTTCAGCTAAGACGCCCGCAGAGGTTTGGCAAAAGGTTGAGGATGCCAAAGAAGAGCAGGAAGAAAAGGAACGAATTGAAGAAGAGCGTTCAAATGCTGGGCCGCTGTTCAGCGAAATTGCAAAAGAATATATCCGCGTTGTGCAGGGCATGAAAAGCGGAACGCAAAAAAGCTACCTGCCTGCCGTTAAGCGGGCTACTGACGAGTTTGGCGAATACCACATGCGGGAAATTGAGCCTTACATGATCGCGGAATTTCTGCGCGGGCCTGAAATGGCAGGGCGGGCTGCCACAACGGTATCAAACCAAAAGACTGTGATAAACAACATCTTTCAGTATTGGATTGACAGTCCAAAGTGGCGCGGAGATATAAACCCGGCAACGCAAACTAAAATGCCGCGCGGCCTGCATAAGGGCAAACGACAGCCCCCTACAAACGAGCAAGTGGCAGTGGTAAAGGAACATTACCTTGACCCCGATGCGCTCCCTGCGGTGGCTTATCTTTGCACTGGCGAGCGCAAGGGCGAAATGTGCGCCATACAGCTGCGTGATATTGACTTTGATAAAAACATCATCCGCATCACAAAAACGATAGAGCACAAGGGCAATGCCGCTGTGATAAGGGATTATGGCAAAACCCCGGCAGCAATCAGGCAAGTGCCGCTGCTTTCCATGCTAAAAGAAGCCCTACAGCCCATCCGAAAAATGCCAAAAGACACATACATTATTGGCCTTGATACAAAGCCTGTAAGCAAAAGCCGCTATGATCGTATGTGGCAAAAGTTCTGGCGAAAATACGGCGTGGCAAAGCCGGTGCCCAGAACCAAAAGCGTTGTAAAGCACGGCAAGAATGTAACCGTTGCATATACTGATTGGAAAGTTCCTGTGTGTGGGCACCAATTCCGGCACGAATATGTCTGCATGCTTGCAATGGCCGGTGTGCCGGAAGAGATTGCAATTCAGCTTGTGGGACATGCAAACGCCAAAATGATTCATGAAGTTTATTTAGCCCTTAAGCCCCAAATGATTGAGGAAGCACGGAAAAAGCTTGAAGCTATTTTGTCAAATGTCAATTAAGGGATGCCCCTACTTAATGTTGCAAAAAAATTTTATGCGCTGCGGTGGTTCAACCACTTCGGCGCATTTTTTTTGCACCAAATCCGCACCAAAATCCCGATAACCCGGATTGCAAAACAATGTATAAAATTTTTGCACCATGAATGCACCATGAATAATATACATTTTTGAACGTTTTTGAACAGATTTGAACAAAGAAAAAACCGCTAAGCATCGTCGCTTAGCGGTTTTTTGTCGGTGCA